CCTGAGTGCCACAATCGGGGGACTATCGTTTGAGCCAGTGTTTCCACCAGCCTGTCACGTTCATTCATATCTAGTTCTCCTCTTCCGTCTTCTTGGAGTTCGCCGCCGTATTTGACGGCCATCCTCCTGGCGAACTGTAGAGCCGCCTCGTACCCGGCAGCGGTTTGAGAGTACTGGCGGGGCGCGAAATCATCGCGACTCCCGTACACGCGAACCAGGGCTCCAGAGCTATCCAGGTAGACCAGAGTACGGGGGGTTCCTTGGGGTTCATTGGGTTCATTGGTCATATCGGTTCAGCTATCCACGATGAAATCATTTGATCGGTGTGCGGCGAGCACGCGTTTGCCTCTCCGCGATTCGACCACGACTATGGCATCCCGTTTGCCGCTCTCCCCATGGCGGCGTGCAAAGGCACGCGCGTAATGGTCAGCCGGTTGGATGGTGTCGAATGTCGCGATCGTCGGGTATGTTCTCCATTTGTCTTGCGGGTCTAGCATTTTCTGAAAGACCCGATACGCCCATTTATGTGACATTTTGTCTTCCCTTGGCTTCTGGTCGGTGTGAGGTGACTACGCGTCCCTCCCTCCGCGATTCGACCATTATCCGCACATCGCGAACATCGCGCTCTCCATGTGAGAGGTGCTGCGCGTAACGGTGCGCCCATTCATCGGCTTCGCGGTAGGTGTCAAACGTCGCGGCGGTGGGAAATACGGAGCACTCGCCATGAACGTTTTGTACCTGCTTGTACACTTTGAACATCCATCTGGTTGACATTTGGGCATCTCCTCATGGAGGGGTTAGGTGGTAGTCAGGTAGTGATGGACAGTATAAGCCGATCACCCCCACCTGTCTACACTTATTTTTCAGCTCCCGCAAAAACCACCTTTAGTCAAGCTGCATACGTCACCGGGCTCTTCCCGGTACTCCGTCCCCGGCTGGAACTGCCGAGCGAACTGGTATGGGACTGCCGTCAGAGGCTGACCACCACGGGCCCCATCAGGGTAGCAGGTGAACCCACGGAGGCCACTGGCGTAGCGTGCCAGGAGGCTGGCGAACGGTATCACGTGGTCCTCGTTGTTCGCCTCTGTCCCCCATCGTGGGAGGTTGATCGTGCTGCTAATCGCCTGATCAACGTACGCCTGTACGTCGAACTGAACCTTGATCCGGCGCTCTGGGTCAGCAGCCAGATCTAGCGCACTCTCGATAGTCTCCGGATCGGCACCGTAGTCGCGTATCAACCCCTCCACGGAGCTATCGACTACGAACTGGTGATGCCACTGGGTCCCGTTGCGCAAGTAGCGGCGCTGGTACGCCACCGCAAACAGAGGCTCGATCCCTGTCGTAGTGCCAGCGAGGATCCCAATCGTCCCAGTCGGCGCGACAGCACGCACCGCTATGGGGCGGGAGATGCAGAGGTAGTGACTGAATGAGTTAGACGCGGAGGTGCTTACCTCGCTCCACACCTTCAACCACCTGTGTAGCTCAGGGCTGACCGTGTACCGCTGTTGGCGCTTGATCAGCCATTCATGGAGCCCCATTAGGCCAAGCCCTAGACGCCGGTTCTTCTCGCGCACCGAGGCGATCTTAGCGTACGGTAGGTCGGCCTTCATGGATCCGCACACCAAGAATTTGGTCGCTAGATGCGTAACATCAGCTAGTTCGAAGATGTCCCGGATACGGGCGAAGTTGACGCTGCCGAGGTTACACACGTCGCTGTCGTCCTCGGACGTTACTTCCGTGCAGGCGTTACGCAACGTCTCATCACTCTGAGCGCCGAAGTTGAAGGCAAACCCCGGCTCACCTGTGCTCAGCGCCTGCCTGACGTTGTCCACGTAGGTCGGTGGCAGTTCGCCTGCCGCTGTCAACGACAGCCAGCTGTCATCGTAGTTCAGTGAGACGTTCGTCATGTCTAGGGGGGCGGGGAAGTTGAAGTTCAGCCTCTTCGCGTCAGCGAGTGTCACCCCCGGTGCCACCTGGACACTGTCCCAGTTTTTCACCGTGAGGAATTCCTGAGCGTCGGCGTGTTGCCAGTTCAACGAGGCGTATATCGCCGAGCGCCTCGAGCCACCTTGCATCACGTGACGCCCAATCTCGTTGATCATCTGCATCTTCGGAATAGGTCCTGATGCCGATCCACCGGTCCGCTTTATCTCGGATCCAGCTGGACGGTAGCGCGAGTAGTCCACGCCAATGCCACCACCGGTCATCAGACAGCTTTCGGATTTCCATGACAGATTAGCCCAATCCTCTCTGGTGTCCTCCTCAGCGCGGAGTAGGTAGCAGTTGTTGTAGAATCGATTAGGGCGACCAGCATAATAGAGGTATCGCCCACCGGGGATGAATTTCATGTCAGCGATGTACTGCGTCAGCTGCTGCTGATCGTTGCGTGACATGACGTCACCGCACACATCCTGCACCAGCGTAGCAGCCAGTTGCTCCCACGTCTCGGCACCCTCGTGAGCGTATTTGGCTTGGAAAATATCCTCAGCAAACTTGGATCGGAATGCGGGGTTGTACTTGGATGCGAATGTCATGACTACCTTTGATATGAGAGAGGTCTATGGGGACCACACAGTTGGAATAGAATAGGGACTGGATGTGGTCCCCATATGAGTAGTTCTCAGTCAGTCAAGAAGCAGCTTCGGTTGGGCTGGATCCCCTGCTGTCGCAATCGGCTGGAAGTGACGAGCCGTGTCGAACGGCAGTGCCCTCACAAAACTCTCGGGGACATTCAGCAAACTGCCGCTCCCCACGAGGATCGCTGCGAGGTCGATCGCCGAGATAGTGAACTGGGGACTGAACGTGTAGGACTGTAGGACGCCATTAGATTCGGGCATTGGGACGCTCCATGTTTGCAAGGTAATCCTCAGCGAGGTCGATGAGGTTTGGTGCGGCGTAGTTTGGGCCCTTCAAAACCTTACCTCCACCGTCCTTCACCAGCGGGATGACCTTGGTCATGTTGCTGTTGTGGACGCGCCGGAAGGCGGCTTCGAGGGGGAGGTCGAACGTAGCAGCTAGACCGCTGAGCACGTACTGGACGTCAGCCATCTCCTTCAACACATCAGCGAGACGCGAAGCGGAGTTGCTGGATTCGTACAGGTAGATCGCATCGTCAAGCTCCTGCACCTCCTCGTAGAGTAGTCGCAGGCGTAGGTCGATCAGTGGGCTAGGTGCTCCCTTGATCGATACTCCGACGTCCTGCTCACACTCCTGTTGGAAGAGGGTCACCAGTTCCTCACGAATCATGTGTAATCTCCTGAGTGTGGATCGAATGAAGCGGATGGGGACTCGAGGCTGTTGATGTACTTGTCGAGGTACTCGCGGGCCTTCTTCAGATCCTCGATGCCGCCCTTGTGCTGCCATCGGCACACGTACTTGATCACGTTGCCTTCGACGTATCCCAGCCGGTTAGCGAGGATGAAGTCCAGCGGCTGGATCTTGTGGCGACTGTAGTGTGGTGGTTGTGAGATTGTATCTTTGAAGTCCGGGACGCCGTAGTGGCTGGTCATTGGCTTGAAGACCTCGCTACCTAATTTGGGTGGTGGCAGTGGTGCTGAAAGTGTCACAAGATCTTCGTAGGCGATTTCCCTTTGGGATATGAAATCGCCATTTTTGAAGAAGGGTTCCATAACTTCACTTTCTGGTTGATGTTGTCCCAGTCTTCAGCTTGTAGGATCCTAGCGATGCGAGCCTGTAGCACCGCGTCAGCTAACGTCAGCCCTGCCTTCTCGTAGAGGCTAAGCACGGTGTCCCATGTCGGAGACTTCATCAGCGCGTCGTGGGCCTTCTTAGGACCGATGCCAGGGCAACCTGGGTAGTTGTCAGTAGCGTCGCCCATCAGTACCTGAAGGAGGAAGTAGAAGTTGGCTGAAGCTGGTGTGATGTGAACCACGTCACCCTGGCGCAATAGGTAGCCGGGGATCTGTTGCAGGTCCTTGTCGTCACTGACGATGACGGGGTTGCTAAAGGTTTTGTCAGTGGCGGCGATCCCCATCGCATCGTCCGCCTCGATGCCGTCTGTTAGGTGGTGGGCGAAGTTGTCCATGACCCACCCTCGGAACTCCGTGAACCCTAAAGGCTTGCGTTTATCAGCCCGGTTCGCTTTGTACTCTGGGTAGATGTCCTTTCGGAAGTTGGTTGAGCCTGAGAGGAAGATGACACTTCCTGACGCACCCGTTTGCTGCTCAAGCTGGTGGATGTGATTCTCGAACCACAACTTGGCGCGTGCCAAATCAGTCCACAAGATCCATAGATCCGAGTCAGGATCCTCACTCCACCGCACCTCCCTCTCGGCGGATATCGTAGCCTTATACACGGCCATGTCTCCGTCGATGAGGAGTGTGGGGGAAGTCTTCTCTTTGGCCTTAGCCATTCGTAGCTTCCGGGGTGGACAAGATAACCCCGTCAGCCTGCTCACCGTCAGTCTTCTTCGCCTCGGGGAAGAGCAAGTCCATGATGTCTCCATGGAAGTCCTCTCGAAGAGCCCGACTAGAGATGTAGTAGCCGGAGACGTGAAGAACGTCGAGGGCGCTCTGGAAAGCTTCGCCGAAAATCTTCTTGTCGTTCAGATCCCGTTCCATGTTCAGTATCCTCTGTCTTTGACGTTCACCAGGATGGTGCTCACGTCGTTGATGACTACATGCTCCCGAGCTGCCTCGGGGATAACGTGTTCGATGAAGGTTTTAGCTGACGCGCTGCTCGGGGTCAGCGTCACGAAGGAGAAGCCACGATCGTGCGCCCCGTCTAGGCATATGCTGACAGCGGTGGCACCGTGACCCCTCAGACGGTAGTTAGGGTGGATTGACCAGCCACAATGTCCGAGATTGAGATCTGCTGGCAGTAGGCGATTAGGGGTCCCGAAATCCGTCTGGGTTAGACCAACCAGATCTCCCTGGTTGTCGTATAGCCACCGGACTCCGGTTCCTCGCGCCCAGTCGATGAACCTCTTTGGGTCTGCCTCGATGCTATCCAGCTGTTCACGCATCGCCTCATCACCGTAGTTGGGGACACCCGATACCGTGCCGCCATCTGGATAACTGGTGTCAGTCGATAATCCAGTTAGTAGAGCGTGTAGGTATTTCCACAAATGTTTATGGCTCGGGGCCTTGGTGTATCCAGTTCGCTCAATGCGTCTCATACCAATTGGCTCCTACCTTGAAGTTAGCTGTCAGTGGGCAACGCAATTTGAAGAACTTCTCCACCTCCGCGATCGCATCCAGGCACGCCTGTCCAACCACGTCTTCGTAGCCGTCACGGACTGCTATCTGTAGCTCGTCGTGAACCCAGGCACAAATCGCATATTGCCCGTGCCACCCGTGGACTAGACCCTTCTCCTGTAGCATCCGCTCCACGATGATCATCCACACCTTGCAGACCAGCGCCCCAGCTGATTGCAGCAGAGTGTTAAGCGCAGCGTGCTCGTGTTCGCAGTACAGACGCCGCCCATCGAGACCTGTCAGGTAACCCTGGGACTTCAGCCGGGACTTCACCCCTCGGATGAGTTTATCCAGCGCCGGTAGACCCTTCAGAAAACTCTCACGCAGCTTCTTACCAGCTGCCCGACCCTTGCCTACGATGCTGCCGATCTTGGCGTCGCCCGCCCCGTAGATGAACCCGTAGATGAACGTCTTCGCGTCGTCTCGAGTAGGTAGACCAGCTGCGATTTGATTGGTGGTGTGAACGTCTCCAGTGTTGACTACTGAGGTGTACGCGCCCAGGTCGTGCAGCGCCATGTAATGAGCCAACATGCGTAGCTCTAGTTGACCGGCGTCGGTCCCTAAGAGCTTCCATCCTGGAGGAACCGTGAACGCCTCGCGACACTCCTTGCCGTACTCCACACCCTTGCTGGGGATCTGCCCCATGTTTGGGTGACTGTGGGTGGCTCGCCCAGTGCGGGCCCCGTTGGGATTGATCGCCCCGTGGAGCTTGCCCTTGCGCACCATCTGTAGCCACGCGTTAGGAGCCTTCTGCCCCTCCCCAATCTGCCCGATGCGCTTCTGTAGGAGGAAGTACCGAGCGAGCACCTGTGCCTCAGGGTATTTCAGCGTAGCTAGCACTTCGTCGTCTAGCTTCGCCTGTCCGTTGTCGGTGAACGCCTTAGGCACCCAGTCGTACTTTTCCTTCAATCGCTCCTCAATCTGTTTCCTAGATCCAGGGTTGAACGGGATGTACTTGACCTTGGTTTTCATCTGCACTTCCGCTGGCGGGAACACCACCTGCATCTCCACACGCACCCGCTCGAACTGAGCCTTGAGATCGAGGAACAGATCCTCCAGCTTCGGCACGTCGACGCAGAACCCGTTGATCTCAATCTGGGCACAGATTTTAGCGACCTCGTGCTCAATCCAGATTGACATCTCCGGGTAGGCTGCGTGCTCGAGGAACTGCCAGAGATGGTAGTTCACCTCCACGTCCTGCTCGCAGTAGGTTTCCATATCCTGAGACCACGCGTCCCAAGGTCCCTTGAAGTCCCCTTTGTGCTTCCCCAGTCGGTATCCCCAGGCAGCGAGGCTGTGCCGGCAGTATAGCCCCTTCGGCAGCGTGCCCGCTGAGATGAGGCGGAAGTCATTCTCAGACAGCCGCGTGTAGATCAGTCGAGTAAGCACTAAGGTGTCCATCACGGTGCAACCCTGTGGCACCTTGAAGCTGTGCAGCTTCGCCAGCACCGCGAGGTCAAACTTGATGATGTTATGCCCGATGAGCATCGTCGCCTTCCCCAGCAGCGACAGACCATCGTGGATGGACTGCCCAGATGGGTGGAAGGAGCTGAACGTGGAGACCTGACCGGTGTCGACGTCCTTGATCACCAGCACGTGAACCATAGTACAATCGGCTAGAAATCCGTCAGTCTCGCAGTCGAATAGGAGCCGCATCTACATTTCCTCCCTGAATGACACCTTGGAGCTTGCGTAGCCGGGTCCGCTTCGAGTTGATTTTTAGCCGGTTGATCATAATCGCAGCAGCAGCAATGGCAGAGGGAGTTGCCTCGAGGATCTTGCGGTTCTCGATCAGCTCCGCCTCGAGCACCTTGATATCCCTCAACAACTGCAATGCCTCTTCAGGTGTATGGTATTCAGTCATGGTGATCCTCCTACCCTCCTGTGGTTTACGCTCCCCGGAAGAGCGAGGTGACGTTGAGAGGCACGCAAACGAGATCGTACGCAGCTACGCGTCCAGCGCTCTTAGCTTCGGCAAGCTGAGCCTCTACGAACAACTTCGCTTCCTCGCATCCTGCCATTGTGTTCTTAGCCGCCTCGGACGACGAGAGGACGTCATGTCGTGTCGTTCCGTCTGCCATAAGAAGGAACACGGACAAAGCCATTACGATGATTGTCATGTCAGTACTCATGTATAGGGGGTTCGCCGGGAACGAATCCGTCGACCACCTCGGTCAGACGTCCAGTCACCCGGTCGTAGGTCATTCGCATCGCCACGCCGTTCTCACCGCTGAAGCGGTTTTTGAGAACTCGTACAACGATTAGGCTCGACTGCTCTTCGTCCTGCTGGTCACGCTCCAACGCCACTACAGAGTCAGACATCTGAGCGATAGCCTGGGAGCCTCTTAGGTGACTTAAGCTCACCTGGGCACCCTCTTCGTGGGACGATCCGTTAGATGTACGTTTCAAATGGCTGACGACGATCAAGCCGATCCCCGTCTCCTCCACCAGTGTACGCAGCAGGGTCATGGCGCGATCGATAGCACGCCTCTCGTCGTCTCCTGCATCGATCCCTGATACCACGATTGAGAGGTGATCCAGGATTATCCATCTACAGTCACAGCCTCGCGCTAGGTACTGGATGCGCATGAGGAGATTGTCGACACCAACGGATCCGAAGTGATCGTAGAGATATACCCCGTTCCGTCCGACAGTCTGATCGAACGCAGCCCGTAGCTGCTTGTCGTCAACTCCCTCTCGGGTGATGTGTAGAGGCTTGTCCAAGGCGAGACCCATGAGACCTAGGGCGGTCCTACGGGTGTTCTCCTCGAGACATAGCAGCCCGACGTTCTCACCCCTCTTGATCAGGTGATACGCCAACTCTCTGATGAACGTAGATTTCCCGACCCCTGTGCCCGCGCACACAGTGAGTAGCTCGCCAGCACGGAGACCATGGAGTACTCGGTTCATCCCATTCCACGGATACTCGATGGTGTGGGCTGTGTTCTCCTCGGCTACTTTAGCCCAGAGATCCTCACCACACACGATCCCGTCGGGGCGGTATGGTTTGGCGCGGAACAGGAAGTTGACTATCTCGCTCGATCGTCCAGCCTTCACGTACTCGTTGGCGTCCTTCAGGTCCGCGCTCTGTACGATGAACACCTTGCCAGCCGGCAACGCCTCCGCGCACTGGATAGCAGCTTTACTGCCAGCCTCGTCCGCATCGAACCATAGCACGACCTTCTCGAAGCTAACGAGATACTCGTAGTTCGCCTTCACCGCCCTGAGCGCCGACGCTGCACCATTAGGCACCGAGACTACGGGCCATTTTAGACTCTGCGCCTGTGAGACTGACATAGCGTCAATCTCACCCTCGGTGACGGTGATCATTCGTTGCCCGGACGGCCAGAGCCACTGACCATAGAGCGTCATCTTCTTGGCGTCGCCGATGATCGTAAATTCCTTATCCTTCGATCGCAGCTTCGCGGCTACTACAACTCCATCCGCGTCCTTGTACACAGCAGCCTGGGATGGTTTGCCGTTGTACTCGCCGACCCTGTAATCCCATTTGCGGCAGGTCTCGGCGTC